TCAGCTATGTTAGTTTGTACTGCAATTAAATAAGTTTGTTCAATGTATTGTTTAAGTTTAGGACGCATCTCTAAAGCTATTGTAGTTCTTAATTTTAAACTACCTCTTTTAGGATCAATCTTACTAGCTTCTTTGATAACTAAGTTCTCTAGTTCTTCTAATGATTTCTGTAATCGTAAGACTTGTTGATCTGACAAATCCATAACTTTGTTTTGTCTATAATCACCTAACTTCTCCAGTAAGTCTTTAGCCATATTAAACTGTTGGAGTTTCTATCGCTGTTTGAGGGAACTCTCCAAGTCTAGTTGTTGATTGATCTATTTCTTCATCAATTTGTGAAAGAACATCATCATCTTCAATAACTGTTCTAGCTATTTGTTTGTCTAGTTCTTTTACAAAAGTATCAGATTTAATATTAGATGCTTTCGCTTGTTGTAATACTTCTAAGTCAGTTGCCCAATCTCTAAGATCAAAAGATTCAGGATACATAATTTTGCCATCAAATACTTTGTCTTGCCACAATGCGTATAATCTCCAAATCTGTTCTTCTGCTAATTGCATTAAGTTAGCTTTCTCAGCTAGTCTTGCATTAAGTAATTGAAACTCAGTTCGTAAAGCTACACCTGATACTACTCTCTCACTTGTACTTCTAACTGCACCTACATGAGATAGTCTATTGATAGCATCAACTTTCATAGAAATAGTTTTTAATACTGAATCTAAGTTCTGTCCGCTAGGTTGTAAGATGTAAGGTTTTAATGACGGATCAATTCCATCAGGCATTTCTATAATCGCACCAGCACCAGCAGAAGCATCAACATCTCTAGTTTTAACTAAGCTAGGGTGATTAGATAATCTAATTAATTGTTCAATCTCAGATAGTTCATTGTAGATTGCTCTTTGTAAGTCAGCAATATCCGTTAAATCAGATATACCGATTGCTCTCATTGGACTTCTTTGATTATATAAAATAACTGCTGGAATTTGACCGATAGCATTAGGTTGTGAATCAATTAACTTAGGTTCACTTGTGCTAATCTTAGATAATTCAACAGTATCAATTCTGTCTAAATACCAAATACGATATGTTTCTTTTTTAGAGTCAGAGTGTTCTCTAACTTTTAAATAATCTAAATAGTATTTACCTGATGATGCTCTTGAGTAATTCCAATCAATAACATTCTCAGGTGTATAAACATTGATGTAAGGTCTAATTTCTTGTTGTAATTCTTCTGCTCTAGTTCTTGCATTAGAATTAGGCTTGTCCATGATTAACCAACAATGTCCGTAGATAGATGCGTAAGTTTGTAGTTCTCTCAATAATGCTTCATATGCTCTACCCTCTAAATCTGCATCATCTAAGAACATAGGAATAGTTTGATCTTGTTCTAAGCTACCTAGTTCTCTTACTGGTTTAACTCTAAATAAAAATGATGAATAGATGTGTACGACATTTCTACAATGGTTATCCAAAGGAGTGAATTGTAATCTCTTATAAAGTTCTGATTCTAGTTCAAGGTTATATTCTTGTAAGTATCGTCCTTGCTTGTATTCTTCTCCACCCAAGAATGATCTGATAAAATATTGCCATCTTTCTGAAAATGCTGAGTAATGTTCGTGTTGGTTTAAAACTTCTTGTCTTGAATATGCCATTAGCTAAATCTCTTAGGTTGTGAAGGTGGTAAATTACTTGAGATAGGGAAGATATATTCTATTGCGTATCCTAGTGCATCAGTCATATGATCGTAACCACTTTTCTCAGGTTGATTTGTACCTTCTTTATACATTTGTTTCGTTAAACTATTAATAAGGTTTTTGCAAGAAGGATCAATTAATATATTTCTTTTGCCATCAAAATTCTTCAATCTTGAATTAACACTATTGATCCGATCTCTAACTAGAGCATGAGTATTTTTACATTTAACATTAACTCCAGCATTTTGCAAGATAGTTAAATCAGTTCTTCCACCAGCACTAGTTTTACGTTGCCTACAAGCTGGATCAGGATAAACGATAATATTATTCTTGGGGTATCTGCTTAATAATTCGTCAATAAACTCATCTGTATTACTAGAATAAATAACTATCTCATCAAAGAACTCAGCAACATTATTCTTTAAATGAAATAAACAACCTGACATAGGGTCAATGTTAAAGTCTAAACCTACATGAATAACTGCTTGTGGATCGTACTTGCATGGCTTAACATTTTCTTCTCTGTTAAAGTTATAATAAACAACACCAGCATAGGTTTCAAAACTAGCTAAGTATTCTTGCTTAAACGATCTTTCGTCTAAATCTTTTTTTGCTTGTTCAATCTCATGTGCTTCTACTTGCCCACCTTCTACTGTTGTATATTTCCAAGACTCCCACTCAGGATCATCTGACTTTCCTTTTTGAAACATATCATAAGACCAATTACCTACACCTTTTGGAGTACCAACAAATAATACTGAACCTTGTACGTGCTTATCTGAAATAGTAGGACGTAATACTTCGTTCCAAGCTTCCTCAGGTATATCTGCAAATTCATCTAAGACTAAGAAGTTAAGACCTACACCTCGTAAATTATCAGGAGATTTATCTGCACCTTTTAAACTAATCTGACAGTTGTTTCTTAGTACAATCGTTAGTTCTGTTTCGTTAATGTATTTATCCCAACGTAAAAACTTAACTATTTTCTTGAGATTCTTCCACATAATCTCTTTAGACATTCTATAAGTAGGACTTACATAAAAGATTTTACCATTAGGATTATCTCTACCTTTTCGTAATAACTCCATCATGCAAAGATGTGTTTTACCAAATCTACGTCCTGTGATTAGGACTCTAAATCTTTTGTTGCTAGATATAACTTGTTTTTGTGGTTCAGATAAAGGCACTTTCAATCCTATTCTTTGCAATATTAAAATAATTTTTATCCAATTCTATACCAATAAAATCTCTATTAGTATTCTTACAAGCTACCCCTGTTGAACCTGAACCCATTGTAAAATCTAATACAATATCATTTTCGTTAGTATAAGTTTTGATTAAGTATTCTAATAAAGCTACTGGCTTTTGTGTTGGATGAACACTACCATTTCTTATTTTATCAAATGTAATAAGATTTATTGGATTTTTATATTTATATTCTTTTTTAAATCCTATCGGTAAATTGTGTGGTGCTGTTTCACTTCTTTTTATTCCACCAGATTTTATTGGTTTATCTCTTAAAATTTTTTGTGGATAATAGTGAGTTTTGTTTTTACTAAATATAGATATTAATTCTAATTGTCGCATTGGTTGATATTTAGCAAAAGCCATACCACTTGGAATTTTTTTATTCCAATACCAATCATATTTAAACCATTTAATATTTGACATTCTAAGATTACTGCTAAATGGCTCACTACCAAACAAAGCTATACAACCATTATCTTTAATAACTCTTTTTAACTCTTTCCACATTGGCTCAAATGGAATTATGCTATCCCATTTACATTGTGTCGTTCCATAAGGTGGGTCAGTAAGGACTAGATCAATACTGTTATCAGGTATCGTTGGTAATACCTTTAAGCAATCGTCATTAAATAATTGCATACTTTCCTTGTTCTGCCCATTTCATAATCCAATACTCATCTTTTCTAATCTCATGTGATGGGTACACATAAGTGTTAGATGTTGGGTGAACTTCCATTGTATATCTATTGGGTGTCTTGAAGAAATCATAACCAGTTACAGTCATAGATTTAAACTTAATATTATTGATAATCCAATAGATACTTACTAACCCTGTTGTAGGTCTATAATAACCTAACTCTCTGCACATAAAATTATATTCGTTTGAGTTCCATAGCCAAGCATGAGGTTTAAGTTCTTTAGGTAATCGTTCCATTCTTTTGCCGTCTTTTTCTGCATTGAGTCTAATAATGTTTTTAAACTCAGGTACATCTCCTAGAAAATCATGTGCTTTATTAACTAAGTTGTCTATCCATACATCTATTGGTTTTGTCTTAATTCCAAGATTCATTCTTACAATGCAATTATATTTAGAGTAATCAGGTTCTTGATCAACGACTGCGTTTCCTATGACAAGCAAGTCCTTGTCCTTCATGTAACTAAATGGATCAAACATTAACCAGTAAATACTAATTTATAATTTTTATATTTGTTAAATTTATCTCTCCACCAATCTTCAGGTTTAACTGTTGCATGTGCGTTCATACCATTAGGCAATACTTCTCTAGCTTCTCTACAACATACAGAAACAAATACCCATCTATCTGAGTAATTAAATATATCTGCAATTATGTCGTCAATGTGTTCTTCAGGAATATGCTCTAATACATCTGTGCTTATGACTAAATCAAATCGGCCTGTAGGCCTTGTACTAAACTCAGGAATAGCTGGATCATACTTAACTGCGTTCCAACTAGGATCATGGTACTGTGCTTTACCGCAACCATAATCTAACATAGTTTCTAAGTTATATTCTTTACGCAGTTTATTAATCTCAGGGATATATTGTCTTACTGTTGTACCTCTCCATTTCTTTTCATTTTGATGAAGTAATTTGGCTTGTTCTAAATATATATCGTACATTAGGAATTAAAATAAAAGCTATGTCTAGGGTATTTGCTTAGTTGTTTAATGATTGGTTTAAACAAATCAGATTTAAAATTTAATATAATCATTACGTGCTTACTTGAATAACTAAATATATCTTTAATTGCTATACTTAAATATTCTATCGGTAAATACTCCAACAAATTATTAACAACAACCAAATCATAATGATAATTGCTGTTACTCGTGAAGACTTGTTTTTGTATATCTTCTTCGCTTTGTTTGAAAGTGTGTCCATAAAGCAAGATAGTTTTAGCTTCATAGAAGATAGCTTTGTTAGATATTTCTTGTCTAGCATCAAAGTCATAATTCCTTATGTCCTCTAGGTTTATAATTAAATGATGTTTTTTCACCTTTAGTTACTCCTATACACTCAAACCAAGTGTCTAATACTGTTAAATTTTTATCTTCCATAGATTGCCTAGCCCATTTCATTATTTCATTACCTTTATTTTTACAATCTTTTTCTGTCGCAAAATATCTTAGTTCATGCTCTTCAAACCAAAAGTCATAGACCTTAGGAATATTTGCAGTTGGATCAGCTACCATTATGTGCATGAATAAAAAAAACTTGATCATGCTTTGAAACCTTTTCGCCAAGATTTAACTGCCCAATAAGCTGGTGATAAACTTTTCTGTCCTTTTACCTTCGCTAGTATAGGTCTAAATCTTGCCATAAATGATTTCTGTCTTGCTGGAATATTCTTCTTGATACTCATGCCTTTAGCACCAAATCTTACTACCTTAACTTTACCTGATCTATTATCTTTAACATAGACTCCAAACTTTTTAGATGCACTTGGAGTTCTAAAGGGTTTGTTTAATGATACTGTTCTACCTTTATATTTTGCCATAGATTCTATTTACACAATATCTGTTAAGGGTAAAGGGTTATTGCTTTCGTCTTCTTCATCATCTCTATCTTGTTTTAAATAAACTTTACCCAACCACATGGCTACTTGTCCTGAATTTAATTGAGTTGCTAATTTGAATTGTGTTCTTCTGATACTAGCTTTTGCGTGAGCCACCCCCATTTTATAGTTTTTCATAGCCATTTCATTTCTTTCAATAGTGTCATGGGAACAACCAATTATTGTACCTATTTCTTGCTTAGTACACATAATAGAAGCTAAATCGTATATTTGTTTTAATACTTTATCATTAAACTCAAATTTAGGTCTTCCTATTTTGCTAGGTTGTATGATCTCTATGTCTTTGCTGTCTATCTTATCCATAATTAACCGACTATGTAATCGTATAAAATCAGCTACTACTTTTTGAAAACAAATGCAAGATATTCTACTAGCTTAGGATTTTGATTAAATAAATCTGCTAGAGCATTACCAGTAGTTTCACATACTAATTCTTCGTCTTTAGCTGGTAAGTTCCAAGCATAATGTTCAGCAATAACATGGATTAGTTCATGTACTAAAGTATTGAATGTTACTTTACCATCTAAGGATTTATCTATTAGAATATTATTAGTGCTTGTATCTACTTCGCCGTAAATACCTCTCTTGGAAGCTTCTTTATGAGTAATGTATTTGATTGTGAAATCTCTATGCCCAAATTTTACGGACTTAGGTTTCCTCATTTTTTCTTTTTACGTTTAGTGTAACTCTTGCCTTTGCCTGATTTTATTTTGTATCGTCCTTTGCCAAATCTTTTAACGATCAATTCAGATAATGTTGATGAAGTAGTTAATCCAGCCATTAATGATAATCTTCTAAATATAAACTAAATGAAGCTGATACTGCACAAGTAGCATCTGCCTTTGCCCTAACTTCTATGTCAGTTTTTTGATCTATAAGAATAGGTATCTCAAACTTTCTAAATACTGGTGTACTAAAAGATGATTGATAACCTACTGTGTTCCATACGTTACCATTGTTAATTCCTTTGACTAATATTTTAGATTCTAATTCTTTTTGCTTACTCATTCCTACTGATGCTGAAACAATCCATGCTCTTTTGTTAGCTGGTACTGTGTAAATTGCCGATAAATTACTACCATAACCTACAGGAATACTAGCAACTGTTTTTGAATCTACTGTTGTTGTAATTGTACCTGCGTTAGCATCTCCAGTTGTTGCTGTAAGCATACGAGTGCTGAATACACGAATAAATGTTGTTGTAGAAGCTGATCCACCGATTGTTAATGTTTCACTAGCTGGATTAAAGTTTTGATCTAAACCTGTTACTAAAACAGTTCCACCATCATCTGATGCTGTATTTGAACTTGTTACAACTGCTGTAGTAGCTGTAGTAGGATAAACATAGATTCCTGTTCCACTCCAAATTGTTGCAAATGCAGTTGATACACTTGGGTTATATCCGTATTGACCGATAGCAGAAAAGTCTTCTACCAATCCTTTTTGGACATTAATTCCAAAGTCAAATTCTATAAAAGGTCTTGAGTTTTGTATGTTAAATGCCATTATTTCTTCTTGGGTTTATATTTCTTAATCGCTTTAGAAATGAAAATGTTTTTGTATAAACTTACTTTCTTTCCAAATTTCTTATCTGCTTGTCTTTTAGCTGATTTGTATGCTTTTGTTTTCTTATTAAAAGATTTAGGTTCACCTAGTTTTTTTGGTCTTGGTTTAGCAAAAATAGGTTTCTTTTTCGGCATTATTTTTTCTTCTTTTTTTTGTTTTTCATGGGTGGTCTTCCTTTTTTAGACCCATATGTTCCTTTACCTTTTGGCATGATTTTCTCCTGTTTAGTTGGTAGGGGAGAGACACCCACCCCTACCTTCCGTTGTTTTTACATATCCTAGTATTATTACTAAGATGATTCGCTTATATTATGATTTGCTAGAACTTTGCAACTTTAATCTAACAAATTGTTCAAATCTGTCCTTAGATAGTCGTTTTTTTGCGATCTCAAATTCGGACATAGATTCATTTTCCTTAATAGTTTCTAATAAGTTCTTCAATGAGGGTTTGCTAGACTTTATATCTACTTTCATAGAATACTTATTATCATATTTTTTACCTATACTAGTATTATTTAATTTATTTGATTTACTTAATTGTTCTGTGGAAGACTTTTTGGTCGTTTTATGGTCGTTAGGCTTCTCCAAAGATTGATATTTGTCATATTTTACAATGCTATATACACTAAGACGTTTGGTCGTTCTTTGGTATAAATTATGGTTGTTAATTAACCTATGAATTATTGATTTTACCTTAGATTTAGTAATGTCAAATTTCTTAGCCAAATCACGTTCTGCTATACAAACTTCACCTCTTTGTAATAAGATTTTTTTACAACGATAGATAACTTCACAAGCTTCATGTGATGCCATAGCCATGAGATAAATAAATACAGAAACATCTAATTGGTTTTTAAAATCTGCTGAATTAAAAATTTTTCTGTGCAATAATACAAATCCATTTTTATGATTCATTTGACCGCCTTGAGAACTTGCTCTAAAATATTTGCGTATTTTTTCTTAGCTATCTCACAGGATTTATATACAGGAAACCAAGATAAGTTTAATTCCTTGCCTAGCTTTGCATAACTTATTCCTAGCTTATCTTTTAAAACTGATATTAATATTTTCTTTTGGTCTAAATCAAAGAACTCATTGTCTTTATAAATTTTCTGATTCAAGAGTGCTTTTTGCACTTGCTTGGAGATTGTCGTAATACTTGATTGGCTCGTCATAGTAACCTTCCTTGTAGAGTTGTTTTATCTTGGCACAAACACTTTTCTGTGCTAACTGCTTAGCTATATATACAGGATTTATATTAAGTGCAAACCAAAATTTTAATTCATTCATAGAATGTTGTTTTTGATGACAAAGATAACATAGAGGAACAACCATACCATCAGATGGTTTTATACCCCAACCAATATTTCCTTTTGAATCTGTGTGTCTTATATGTGTGCTTTGAATTCCATAATTTGAACGACAACGTAAGCAAACATGATTTCTTGCAACCCATTCTAGATGTTTTTTGGATTTAACTATTTTAGTTTTCCGAATCATATAACGTGGCTAGATGGAAGGCTACCTAGCCACAATTCGTCAATACAACCTATAGAACAAAATAGCAACATTATAAGTTATTGTATTTATTATATTCTTTTTATATAAATATGCACTTTTTACTAGATATATTATATTACTAATATATAAGGTTGCTTATGAAAACAAATCAAAAAGGAGAAAAAAAAATGAAAAACAATAAATTAAAAATACACGAAACTACTTTAATTGGTTTTAAACAAATTGTTGAAATGTTTGAAAGCAAAGATGCAAAAGAATGTAAAGATGGTATGGAAATTTCTTGGACAAAATTAGGTAAATATCTTAGTCCAATATCTCTATCTTTGTTAACACAAATTAATACTAAAACTCTTAAAAAAGCTGATACTGAAATAGCTTAAATTAAACAGGGGGCGAAAGCCCCCACAACAAAGGAAGGAAAAAAAATGAAAAAACAAAAATTTAAATTTTCGTCTATTATGTTAGAAGAAATGCTTTGGAAAGCATCAGGAGTAGATTACGAAAACGAAAATAAAAGAAGTGAAGAATTGCTGACCATCATAAATAATAAAGTTGAAGCAGTTATTCCCAAAAAAAAAAGATATGATGTTGTTGATAGAATTACTGAAAAACAACAATCAGCAAAATCTTATAAAGAATATGTTTCTTTACAATTATCTAAATATAAAAAAGAATTTGCATATTTAGAAATTACAGAAGAAGAATTTAACACATGGTATGACTATTGGCTTGATTATTACTATGATGATTATTCTTGTTTTGGTGATATGAGAGATAGTTTCATACAACCATTTAACTGGTTAAACTCACATAAAAAAATTAGAAGTGTTGAATATTTAGAAGCAAAAAAACTTTTAAATAGAATGGAAAAAGTCTTTAAAAACAATTCTTCTAATAACGATCATAGAGCAAGTAACAAATTAAAATTTGCTTATGAGTTAGCAAAAGCTGGTGTTACTACTGAAACAATAAATCAAACAATGAAAACTAAACATTAAGGAAGGTAACTAATGGGAACATTTGTATTTTGTACTGGAATAATATTATTACTATTTATTTACAGTTTATTAGCGATCATATTTGATTGGGAAAAATGAAAACTCAATTTACTGATAGCGAGGTTGAAATTATGTATAGAATAATTAGACAATACTTAATGAACGAGGAAATAATGACTCATGGTCATAATGATCCTAAGGTTTATAAATTATTTAAACGATTGCACCAAATAAGAGGATATAAAAATGAATCTAAAAAATAGTTTTGAACGAGCAAGAGAAGCTAACGAAAAACAACAAGAGTTACTAAAAAAAGAAGTTTATAAAGAACAACAAATAGTAACTAGGATTATGGAAGAAATCCAATGGGGAGAATCTAAAAAAAATATGTTGTTTGATATTGTCAAAGACTATAATATTACTTCTAAAGAATTTGATTTGCTTTATCACCAAGCAGTAGAGCATATTAAAAATAAAACTAAATGGTGGAGAATCTAATGGAAGAAAGAATACTAGCTAAAATACACTTAGACAAAATTCTTGAAAACGACTCAAGAAAAGATGAGTTGATTTCAATAATCACGCACTACTTTTCTAGCTTTCCAAATGTTAAAAAGAAATGGGAAGGTAGATATAGTGCAGAAGTAAAAACTAAAAACAAAAAAAATAAAGGGAAACAACATGAAAAGAGTGAAGGCAGTTTCAAGGTTATCAGCAACGATAATCCTGATGACGTTACTGAGTAATTGTGCATACAAACCAATTATAGATACCAAAGGTCGTTCAGGTTCTTTTGATTTTTCAAGAGCAGAAGAACTAACTGATGATTTACAAAGTTGTGAATATCAGGCTAAAGCTAATACAAATTCAGTATTAGAAATATCTAAAAAAACTTATAATCTATTGCTTAGACCAAAGCTATTATGGCTTTCGCCTAAAGCAGAAGATAAGTACAAACAAATTACTGTGAACTGTCTTGAAGGCAGAGGGTTTTCAGTATTAAACAAATAACAAAGGAAGGAAAATGACAAACAAAGAAATAGAACTTAAATTAGAATTGCTTTATGAAAAAACATTAAGATTTGATCTTCTTAATTATTTAGAATGGTCAGATACCTGTGAAAGTGTTTTAAAAGAAATACAGGAAGATATAATTCAATTACAAAAAATATTTATAACAAAGGGAGAATAAAATGCTAACAGAAATAGACCTAGATCGTAATAATAAGTTACAAGCAGAGCAACAAGTACAGAAAGAAAAAGAAAGACAAGAACTAAACAAATATTGTGCTGATAGCAGAATACCAAGCGATTGTAAGGCAGAAGCTATCGTGGACTTTCAAATTAAATGGGGGTTAATGTAATGGATAATAAATGCTTAACAGAAGAAGAAATAAAACTAAAAAAAACAATAGGTAAAAATCTTAGATACCTTAGATACAGGACATTTAGGATTGCAAGAAATAAACATAACAACATAACTCATAGACCTTTAACGCAAAGTGATCTTGGTAAAATACTTGGTGGAATAACTTTTCAACAAATACAAAAATATGAAAAGGGTGAAAACATGATACCAACTCTTAAATTAATTAAGATTAGTGATTTTTTTAATGTGCCTATGAGAGCATTATGTAATGAAAAATTATTATCGTATCCTTATACCAAAAGCATATCGGAGAATATAATTTATGAATTACCACAACAACATAATATATAAAATAATGTTTGTGATAAGCATATTTTATGCTTTGACATATGTTATAGTTTCTATATTAACTACTTAAAACAAATCAAAGGGAAGGAAAAAATGATACAAACTAAATTATATAATGAAGAAGAAACTTTATTATTTGATCCAATACCACACAAATATTATTGGAACGAAGAAGAAATACCATCAGCAACTACTATAACAAAAATACTAACTCCAGCACAAGCTATCGGTAATTGGACTGCCAAGATGTGTGCTGATGAATTTAAGAAATTAATTGTAGCTGGTAAGTCCTATGATGAGATTCAATTATTAGAATATTATGATCAGATAAAAAAATCTGCCAATGCTAATATGTCTAATGCTGGATTGATTGGTGGTCAGGTACATGATTTAATTGAAAATTATATTCATTATAAAACTGTTCCTGAAATCCATAACGAGCAAATGCAAAAATCATTTAATAAGTTTAAAGAATGGTACGACTCACAAGAGGGATTAGAATTAGTTTCTACGGAGAGAAAAGTATTATCTCGTATTCATAAATTTACTGGAACACTTGATGCTCTATTTAAAAAGAATGATGAGTATATCATTTATGATTGGAAAACATCATCAGGTATTAGGGATAGTTATTATGTTCAGATTTATCTTTATGCGATCTGCATAGAAGAAGAACTAGGCATCAAAGTTCCTAAAGGTGTGATTGTTAATTGCACTAAAGAAGGAAAATTAAGAATTGCTGAGTTTGATATATCTCAAGACAATCACGATACAGCTTTGTCGTGCTTAAAAATATATCGTTTTAAACCAAATAAAAAGGAGAAAAAATAATGAGTCATATACAAGGAGTCGTTACAGCAATATTTGATAACCGACTTAAAAATGGACAACCTAGTCCTTATCCTAATCATAAAATAATGATTGGCGATAATGAATATACAGCTTGGACAGCAAATGAACTACCATGCAAAAAAGGAGATACAGTAAGTCTTCATTTTGGTGTATCTAAAAAAACTGGTAAAACTTTTGTTTCTAGTGATTTTGAAACTAAGGAATTAAAGCTACAAGTAATACCTCAAGGACAACCAATACCAACTGAGGAAATACCTTTAGATGATAATTTAGAACCTGATCATGTTGCTAATGCTGGTGTAGTTGATAATAGTCCAACTAGCTTTAATTATGGTGCTAATGTTAAAACAAATATAGACAAAAAAGGTTTAGAGATGTTTTGCATGGCTTGTGTAAAATCCAGCTTAGAATCTGGTCAATTAAAAGCAGATAGACAATCAATTCAATCTTTTATAAATGATATGAAAGAAATTTATAAAGTATCATTTTAAATATGAATTTAACCCCAGCTTTTTTTCCCAAGTACTCCCTTACTGTTTTCATTACTTGGTTTTTAGCTGGGGTTTCCCCTATTGCAACAAATACAAAATTAATATAATGATTACTAAGAAAACTATAGGTAGTGTTTTTTTTTCTTATGTGGAACAGTACCCTAGTGAAGTTGAAGCATTGAACGGACAAAATGGTCAGTTCATTAGTGTGAACCTTGACAAATTACGAATAGAAAGAGTTAAGGTTACAAAACAACAAAAGGAGAATGATGGAGAAAAACATCAAGACTCTAACAAAGTTGAGGGATAAAAGAGAAAAATCTCATCAACTTTATTTGGCTAATTTATACAAAGCCAAAAGATACTTTGAAAAGTATAAAGAGTATGCTTTTAAAGTTGAGAGAGTCACCGAAGAATTAACAGCTTAGTTAGTTCTTAATACAACCTAAAAATGAAGGGAAGGTATCATGGATATATTGCACTTAAAATCAGCAGATGAAATAAAACAAGACTTAGACAATCTATCAGAAGTTCTATCAGAAAAAGTTTATCAATATAGATTGCTAGAAGAAAACAAAAAAATATTATTATCTAAATTAACTGTATCTGAACAAGCAAAGAATAATTGTTCTGTAGCACAAGCTGAAAAAATAGCTATGTCATCAGAAGAATATAAAAAACACATTGTTGCTTATTGTGTTGCTGAACAAGAATATAGTAAAGCTAAGTTTGATTATGCGAATATGAATTCGTATATAGATTATTTAAGAACTTATATATCTGCACAAAAATCTTTAATGAACTAATGGATAACGAATTTAGAGGAGATAAGGATTTGGAATTTGTGATTGAACAACAAATCAATGAAATAAAAATATTAGAAGAAAAACTAGAACAAACTCAAAAACAATTAGCTTGGCTACAACAACAAATAAGGAAGTATAGTGGAAAAGAAGATATTTAATAAAGGAGAGTTAAATAAGGAGTCTTATCAAGAAAGAGTTAAAAATTATGATCCTAAGTTTGCTGAAAAAAGATTTGAGGATTATTGCTTAGAAAAAGGTTATTCTTTTAAAAAACTTCTTCTTAATGCTGATGAAAATTTATTTGAATCTCCAATACCTCATTGGGGCAAATTAGGTCTTATGAAAGCACAACCTGATTATTTTTGCTACAATTCTAAATCCCAATTCTATTGTGAAATTAAAGCATCAAATAAATTAAAATTATTTGATCTTCAAAAATATTGTGCTTGGGAACAAATGATGTGCGATCCTAAATATACTAAATATTATATTTGTTTTTGTTTTAATGATAAAATGGTTATTAAAACTATTTCTCAAATATTAGAGTTACTCCCTAAATCTAAGCTAGATTCGTATCACGAGGGTAATAAATACTATATTCTCCCATTATAAGCTAAAAAAGCTAATAAAATAGCGGTTTATTAACTATTGTTATTTATATAGTTTTTATATATAAAATATGTATGAAAACAACAAAGGAGAAAAAAATGATAAAAGTAAAAAAAGTATGTGCTGGTTATTATGATGTATTTGTTAATGGAGTTAATAAATACGAAATTCATAATATCAAAGAAAATAAAGAAAATATTTGGAATGTTAAATTTAATTATGAATCTTTGTGGGGAGAATTTGAAACTAGATATAATTTTAAAGACTGCAAAGAATTTATTACAAAATTAGAAACAAAGGAGAATGCATAATGAAAGCATACAAACTAAATTTAACTGTAAGAATAGCTTTGACAGATGAACAAGCAGAGGAATTAAAAGATTTCAATATATTTGCTTATCCTCTGCAAGAACAACTTGAGTTTCTAAAAAAATACAAAGCTAATATTTCTCAAGATCACGAAATGATATGTGAGGGTAAATTAGTTTCATTAGCTGAAAAACTTGGAACACAAGGTGGTTTCATGGGAGAAGAAGTATTTAATCAAAAATACGGAAACTAAAATTTAGGGGTGGTGTAAAAGCCACCCTTAATGAACAGTATTACTAATCTCAGTATCTACAGAATTAAAATCAATAGACTCTAACTCGTACTCCATTCCTGTAATAATATAACTATCATTACTTTTTAAAGTTTGCATTAAGTGATGTGTGTTAGGTAAGCTAGGATAAATGTCTTCAACTTTCGTATAAGTTAATTTTTGAATATCATTATCCAACTTATCAACGTAAGAAATTACTATCGTAGATAAAACGTAGTCCATTTTATTTTCTTTTAATTAAGTCAGTTGCTTTAATACCAAAAATCGCACCACAAACTGAAACCCATAATGCTTGAAACCAAAAAGGAAGATTGTTAAAATGTTCAAAAAATAAACTTACCTTTTCTTGAATTTTTGGGTCTTCACTAAACACACTCCAAAATAATAATATGATTGGTATGCTTATTAAAATTAAAACAAATTCGTCTTTAAAATCTCCTTTTTGTGAATCTAATATTTTTCCAGTATATTCTATTTCACCACGTGCCATTTTTTCATAATGAAGTCTTTTGGCTTGAGATTCTAATGCTTCTGATTCTTTTTTGTTCTTATAAACTTCAGCACCTGTCTTTACTGCCATTCCTATTAAATTCCACCACATATCAAAACTCCGTTCTATATTTGTTCCAAAAGGGTATTTAATCGCTCAAAAACCCCTTAAATTTTAACGAGATACATCAAAGATGTTGTCGCGTTTGATTTTTTTGAAAATAGCCCTAAATCCGACAAAAACCTATGAATTTTAGCTTTTGTCTATTTTCTCTATTAGAAGTTGTATATAATGCTCACATTTCCTAAGGTCTTCAAGCATTTTTGACTTATCCTTGTGCTTACGATTATACCTTGAAATATATTTAATTATATTTCCTTCTATAAAACCTAGATTGTTTTCTAGCACATATGTGATTGGTTGAATAGGTAGTTTGTAATGATCTCCACCTACTTGAGTATCTTTAGCTGATTTAACTTTGTCAAAATAATCAGGATTTGTCATCACAATTTCTCATAAGATCAGCAAGACTTTGACATCTCTCTTTAGTTTGAGAATACCATTTACTTGCTATCATTTCATCACCAGCATTTTTATAGTTCTTTTCTTTTAATGCTTTTGTCATAGCTTTAAATTTATTGACCTTACCTATTCCTAATTGAAATATCATTTCTATTAATATTCCTTTAGCTGTATCGCAAATATCAAGATCATTAGCTTTGCAAAAAAAGTCCATTTGTTCTTTTGCATTATCAAAGTCTTTATCAAATAACTTTTCTAATTGTTCTTTAGGATATTCTTTTCCTTCTTCAAATTTATCTTTGTAAGTTACAAGATGACCATAACCTATTGTGGCTTTTCCTAAGCTATCTTCATAAACAGTATCTCTATAGCCCTCGTGTATTTTTATTCTTGTTTTGATTGCTTCTAAGTTCATACTAATTTACCTATCCATTTACCTTTGTGAACTACCATTGGTAATAACTTAGGTTGAGAATCTATAATCATACCACAACCCATAATAAATCTTGTTTTAAAGTTTTTAGCATACTCAAAAGCTAAAGATTTTTGGTTAATCAAACAACCTACTTGCATACCCCAAAATAAATTGTCAGGATTAGCCCAATATTCAATTTTAAATTTGGTATGATAATGTCCTTGAACACAATTCATTCCATTGGTTTGTGATACTTTTAAAACATCTGCACTTCTTCCATGAGTAAATAAACATCTTTGTTTGTTAGGGAGTGTAATAACTAAATCATCTACCCATTTCCATTTTTTAGTTTCTAAGAAATCTCCATAATCTTTTAAGTATGCTTTTGGCAATCCATGTTTTAATGCTCGTCTAAATATCATTGATGAATGATTAGAATCTATTTCAATTAATTCAGGAAATATTCCTTCTAATTCTTTTACATATTCTTTTGCTTTTTTAAGTTCATGTCCAGCAGAATAAAGATCACTATTTGAATCGTGGAAACTGAGTGCGTGACTATCAAGTAAATCGCCTATAGAAATCACAAAATCAGGTTTATGTATTTTCTTTATTTCTTTTAAAAATAAAAATGCGTCAGGATCTCTGTGATAGGGTAGGTGCAAATCCGACAGGACAAGCACTCTTTTATATTTTGACATTATGTTATTTTATAAATTGTCCGAATAAACTTATCAATGTTATAATTAAAGCACCCATTCCACCAATTAACCAATAGATAATGTTATCTACTTTCTTTTCTATTTTATAAACAGAACAGCTTAGATGTTTTAGGTGATTTGTTTTTAAGTGCGAAATATCTTTTTTCAATCCTGTTATATGTCCGTAAAGACTAACTATTTCTTCTCCGACAGTTTTATGTTTCTTAGGCATATGCAACTCTTATTAACATTTGCATATTCTGTCAAATTGGTTTCCCTTGTCCTCTACTTCTTTTCTTAGTGTAGCTTTTATTTGGACTTTTAGCGTGCCTACCTTTTCTTCTTATTTTCTTTTTATCTAACTTGGCTAAACCAAGCATATTCTTTTTTGCCATTACAGTATGAAGTGAAAAGGGTTAAATTCTTTATTAGGGTTTTGTGGTGTTGGTCTTCCACACTTGCAATCTTTTAGTAAGCAACAAAAACCCATGTACAATTTATAAATACAATGTTTCATTTATTATTAATGTAATGATAAACTCTACCAAAGTTTTGATTGATTTGAAACAACTCTCCTTTAATCATAGAACTATCTTCTTTTAATTCTACTACACTTACAAGTACCCATGTAGATAAACCCATTAGAATCGTACCTAAGACTCCTATAATCCACTTGATATCTATCTTCATATTTCTTTGCTCTTAATTTTGATATGACCAAGTATCTTATCTTTATTAGTACCTTCTTTAATTGTGTAACCTGAACCATTCTTATTGATCTCAACTTCTTTTCTATTATTGAGAAGAACTTTATTGCTTTGTTCTTTTTTCTTTTCTTCATGGTTCTTGATGATTAAATCTTTAAGTCGTTCCATAAGCACATATATTTCGTGCCTTCCTTAATTAACTATTCTTCTTCGGAGTCGTCTTCCCATTCTTCATCTTCTTCATAGTCATCAGCTTGATCAGCTTCTTCCATGTCGTAAAGATAGTTTTTTATTTGTTCTATTAGATCAGCTTCTTTTTCTTTGATAGCTTCTAGCTTATCAAATAATTTTTCTAGTTTATTATCCATTATACAACTCCATTGTTAAGGTTAGAATTGTTTAATAGCAAACTTAGTTCTTAGATCAATAGAATTATTTTTTATTTTGCTTAAAAAAATCTTTCCAAAATTCAGCTACTTGTTCTTGGTAAGATTTAGCATCTTCTGCCCAGTCTTTGTAAAACTTAGTCCAAAAAGATTTAATGCTGTTGTAATCGTACATCATTTGCTTATCCATTCTTGTTCGTGTTGGTTATATGTCCACATGACAAGCTATATATGTTGCGTTGCAATAAATTGCAATACTATTTTGAAAATATATTTTGAAGTTTATTTTTAGCTTTATCTATTAAAGCATTAATCTTATCTTTAAAGAAATAGCCAATTAATAAACCTATTATAAATGTAATCATGGTTTTGTAGGAAACTCAACAGCATTAACTTCTTCAACAGTAGTTAAACCATCAGTAATATCTCTTAGTGCTTGTCGGTATGTTTCCCAAGCTGTTTTATCTGTTACAGGTGAATCCGATAACATAACCCAATCGCAAGATGAGATAAGAGCATTTCTTCTTTGTCTTAAATCATTTATAGCACGATCAAACGCACCAGCAGTCCAATTAGCTTCATCAGCTTGTCTTTGTGCAATTTCTTCTGCGGTTAGAGGTACTTGAATACCATTTACTATTTTATGTTCCATATGTTCTCCTATATATTAGTTAATTCCAAACATCAATATCTTACCAGCATCTATATTTCCGCTAGACATTTGGAATTTTATATTTGTCAGTGCTGATGTTGTATTGGCATATCCAGCAGAACGATCATTTCTTGTAAAATCACTAGCATCATATGCTTGTAAATCAGAAACCCAATGTTTTACAAATGTAGTAGAACTTGGATTAAAAAGGTGCATACTACCACTTGCACTTTCATCACTACCATTACCTACTGCCAAACATAATCTTTGAAAAGATGTGCTTTGTGCTAAATCTGATGGTGTGTGATATTCCAAAGTAGTAGAAGTGTCAGATTCATCATGGTATGTCATAAAAAAAGTAGATGTTTTAGTTACGTTATAATTAGAACCACTATCTGTGCTAAAATTAAAAGTTAAATTGGTATTGTCAGTAGCTGGGTGAATATTAACAAAGAAAAACTTATACTCTTTATAACTCCCCAATGAAAATTCTATACTAGCAGAAGATGAAGCAGTAGCACTAGATACGAATACCATTGATCCACCAAAACCTGATGCCATCGCACCATTATCAAAGACTGTAGTTCCGTTAGATATTAATCCCATAATTAAATCCTTTTAATTATTTCTTTGTTGAAGTGCAACGAAAACAAAGCCATGTTATTTCACTCCATACATTTTGATAATGCCATCATCAATGTTTCCTGATGACATTTGGAAACGAACAGCATTAATTGCTGATATGGTATTGGCATACCCAGCAAGATAATCATCTTCAGCATAATCACTAGATTGTGCTGTAGAACTTCTTCCTATAAAATGTTTTACATAAGTTGTGCTAGAAGGATTAAACAAATGTAAAATTCCAACCCCAGCTTGATCATTATCACTTCCTATTCCTCTAATAAATTCTTGGTCTGCTGTACTTTGTGCTAAATCTGCACCAGTTAAATAACCTAATAATGTAAAACCGCTAGTTTCACCATTATAAGCATAAAATCTAGTTGTAGTTTTAGTTACATTATAGTTTGAACCACCATCTGTAGAAAAATTAATCATTAAATTTGCACCATCAGCACTTGGGTGAATATCTATAAACTTAAACACATAGGAATCATAGGTACTATCTATTCCTGATGTAAAACTTAATGAAGCTGAACTACTTGCAGTTTGGGTAGATAATAAAATAAGTGATCCTGTTGGTACTCCAGCGTCTAAAGCACCATTATCTATTAAAGTTGTTCCGCCTGATACTACTGCCATAAGATACCTTTTATTTCTTTATACGAATGTAATGAGTGTAAAGCCATATTATGATCCTTTTATCCCATACATTTTAATTGTACCAGCGTCTATGTTGCCTGAACTCATTTTAAACTGAATTGCATTTACAGCAGAAGTTGTGTTTGCGTAACCTGCTGAAAAATAATTAAAAGTATAATTAGAAGAATGATACCCATTAAGATTAGCAATAAAATGTTTCACAAAGACAGTTGATGAAGGATTGAATAATGTTAATGAACCAGAAACAGATTGGTCAGCATCATTACCAATAAATCCCATTATAGTTTGAAACGCAGTTGATTGAGCTAAATCTTCTGTTGTTCTGTATGAAAGTTCTGTTTCTGTATCTGCTTCATTATGAATTGTTCTAAACACAGTTGTAGTTTTTGTTACATTGTAATTTGAACCTGCATCAGTTGATAAATTAAATTGAAACGCTATATCATCAGTAGCTGGGTGTATATTAATAAACTTAAACATATAGCTATCATAGGTACTATCAATACTGCTTGTGAAACTAATAGAAGCTGAAGCAGAAGCTGTTTGAGTAGATAATAAAACCAATCCACCTAATCCAACACTAAATGCACCATTGTCTAAGATGGTTGTTCCACTAGAGATAAAAGCCATTCTTAAATCTCCTCTAGTTTGAACTTATATTTTTTACCTGATTTATTATTAAGTAAGTAAA